TATTATTTAAAATAAATTTTTTTACTTTTTTAGCCTTAGAACCATCCTTATCTGTTTCAACTAAAATAAGATCAATGGTTCCATTTAAAATAAATTTTTTTACTTTTTTAGCCTTAGAACCATCCTTATCTGTTTCAACTAAAATAAGATCAATGGTTCCAGGTAACAGATCCATATTATCATTAAGATGCACCAATATATCTTCTGGATTGGTAAATCTAAACGTTTAGCAATTGTTTGTTGTGTTTCAAATAATCGCATTACTGTTTTTTGATTTGTTCCTTCAGAATAATTGCTCAGGTATTCATCTTCTAATTGCTCAGGTATTCATCTTCTAAATTAAACTCATTAACTAAACTTTGCGTTGTATTGAACTGCGGATCTAAATCTATAAATAAAACTTTTTTATTGCAATAATTTGCAAGATATTCTCCAATTCCAATACATAATGTTGTTTTTCCAACTCCACCTTTCATATTAATAAAGGACACAACTTTACCGCTCATATTTTTGTTCCCCTCCAACATGCATTTTTTTATATTATATTACAAAACGTCCCATATTTCTACAGGACGTTTTAAAAATGTATGCAGTTTGGAGTTCTCCGTATGAGAAATCAGAACATCAGGATTCGAATCTGCAGCTCCATAGCTCACGCTCACTCCCTCTCGGTGAGATGTTCTGGCGATCTGCCAGGTGGACACTGGCAGTCATTCAAGGGAAGGAGAACTCTGTATAATCTTCCACTGAGTTCAGTTTATACTATAGCATATTAAAATCGGACATATCGGACAAAACGGACAATTTTACTTTTTTTCAAAAAATCTATTAAATTCTTTGCGAACGCCTTCTTCAGTTGCTCTTCTTCCCATCTTTCCAGCTACCTGCTGCCAGGTCAGTTCTTCAAAGACCTTGTATTTTATGATTCTCTGCATTCTTGGAGGAATTGTATTTAGCCACTCTTCCACGTTTGTTTTTAACTGCTCTGTCTGGGATTTTCTTTCTTCCAAAATCTTCTTCTGATATCGGAGTTGGCTGTCATCTGTATAGTTAAATGTTGTTCCCTGGATTTTAAAATGTTGTGGTTATAAGGAAACTCAGGATTGCTTCCGGATACATTGGTCTGTATTACTGTCTTTTTCTTTCGGTTTAGCTTTTTAATTTCCTCTTCTGTCTCTCTAATCAGTTCGCAGGCGTCTATGTATTGGCTTAAGATATTCTTGTCCATCGATATCGCTCCCCTCTCACAAATTCTTCAAACTTGCATCACATATTGCTCACATTTTCTGGATATATTATTACCTGTACAGAGCAAAGAGTAATTGCAAAACTTTTTTCTTTTTCATACTTTTAGCCGGGAGCATGATTGTTCCCGGCCTCCTTCTTTTTATGTATCACTTTGACATAAGTGCCAGTAATGGCAGAATAAACAGCAAAATCTGCATTTCTTTCCTCTGGCTTCGAATAACCAGTATCTTAAGCGTTTTCTCATTTCCTGTATTCCCTTCCTGTCTTTTGGTCTCTTAATCCGGTTATCTCCAGTCCCATACGGTATGCCATTGCCCGAAGGATACAATAGTCTTTGTATATCTGTTCTGGCATATGTCCTGCTGCCCGGATTGCTTTACTAGCTGTTGGATCCGGATAACCTTCAGCGTTTCTTCCCATCATCTGGTCTCCTTTCGCATAATTTTAAAATTCTGTTTCTGCATAAGTCCCAGTCTATCCATATTGAATCATTCTTTTTTAGTGCCGTATCCACGCAGTCTACCTTGTATTTATGTTCAATCGCGAAGTTTGAGTAATATGCCTGTCTTATCTTGTGAGAAGAGCATTTTAATAATTTCGCAACTTCTCCGGCCGGAGAAGTCGAAATAAGGACACGTTCTGTAGATGCGTCTTTAACTTCGTATAGGTTCATTTCTTCTCCTCATAGAATCTGCAGTCTGTGCAGTGGCGTCTGGTTGTTACTATCTTATTTTTGATGATGTGCATATTTGGACAGGTCGGAAGGACAAATACGGCTGTGTTTCCTGCCTTCCCTGTACTGTGTCTGCAGGTCATTGCTTTCCGTCTTGAACTCATTTATTTTTCCTCCAGGTAATTCTTTCCAAACATCTTTACAAATTGTTCCCTGCTGCCGCATTTGGTTTCGAAGGCTCTCTGGCCGATCCGTTGCAGGGTGTATCTGACTTCTTTGTTCTTATGTGCAGATACATCTGAGATTCTGTGGCATTCCGGACAAAGATATACGGTCAAGCCATATTGCTCGGAATACTTACGGTTTGCACTTCCGTAGATGTGATGGCGTTCTGTGTAGCCGGTTTTGCCGCATATGAAGCACTGGCCCTTCATGTCTCTGTCAATGATGCTTTTGTAATGTTTTTTTCGTTTCTTTTTAATGATTCCTTTTGGGAATAGTAATCCTTCCTGATTCATCTGGTGTACCTCCGTGATGCTCTGATCTGAATATTTCTATCCTGGATATTCCGGTTAAAGTCTTCTACTGCTCTAATGGTTTCCTGTTTCTTCAGTTCTGTCAGTCCTCCCCAGAGCTTTCCAATGAAATCATGGTAGCGTCTATCACTGTAATGCATCCCTTCTGGTGGATTCCAACCGACTTTTTTATTGAATAACTTCTTTTTCTGTCTGAGGTTCATGTTTCTCCTTTCTGGTATCATTCTCCTGGTCTTGGTACGGACCATCAGGGCATTCAAGACATCTACAAATGATTTCCCCATTTTCGTCTCTGTAGTAATCACCACCATATTCGCTGCATTTATCGCAAGGATCTTCGTCCTCTACGAGGATTTCTCTCTGGTCACAGAATCCGTTATCATTATCGATACAGGTTTTACAGTTTTTCTCCATCTTTGTCTCCTTTCCCCTTCCTGCGATCTGACAGGCTCACGCAGGAAGGAAATGAATCTATGTGAATTTTGAAAGCACCCTTAGTTTTCCCATGGTCTTCCGTTATGGTCTACTTTTTCATTCAGCCATCTTTCCCAGAAGGCAGGGGCCAGAAGCATGTTATAGGTCTTGTTCGCAAATGATCTCATCGCTTTTGCAAGATACTCGGCGGTACCATATGCTGTTAAGGAATCCATGTAGGTTTTTCTGGTTATCGGGCTTTCTTCCGGCTGTTCTGATTGCGCCGGCGCAATTTCTGGTTCCGGGCGAACATCCTGTTCGGTTACTGGTTCTGGCATATATTCCGGATGATTCTGGATGTTATCCTGTCCAGGAATCTGTGTGTCAGGCTCTAGCTGTGCTGTTTCTTGACATTTTTCGATATTTTCTGATTCGGATTTTGGTGTCTGAGAATCGGGTTCCGGCGATGTACTTTCTGTGCGCAGTTCTTCTTTTTCTTCAACTGCTGTTTCTTGACTTTTATCCACAGAGTTGTCCACTTTTTCCACTTGATCCGGCTTTTTCTTTTCTGGTTTCTTTGCTTTCTGGACCCTGGCAGGTTTTTTCTCTGGTTTATCTTCCAGATGTTCTTTTTCCGGAAGTTTTTCTCCATACTGTTTTTCCCACGATTCTTTTGCATTTTTTGTAAAATCCATGAGATTTCTTAATGCTCTCTCCAGCTGCTGCCAGATAAAATCCTCTTTTTCCTGTGACCTGACATTGATCAGTCTTATTTCCTGTTCTGATAATTTCAATGACAGAAGCATGCGTCCTATTCCAGGAATACGCAGGGAATATATCTTTTCTTCATTCGGGGCAAGGATCTCTGCTGCTCCCTGACTGTCATCGATCTCAAGGGCTTCAAACAGTTCTATATACGTTTCAGGATAGTCTTTCCCCAGCTGGTAGACTGTTTTTTCCAGGATTGACGGAAGTTCTTCCTGTTTCTGGTCGGTCTCTTCCATCATCACCTCCAGATCGGTGATCATATTCTCTTCTTTTATCTCAGAATTTAAGGTTCTTACATCTTCTTTCGAAAAGCTTTCCGTGATCTCCTCGCTTATGATATCTGGAAGCGTCAGCATCTCCATCAGGATCGTCTTTCCTATGCCGGTGTATTTTTCCTGTAGTCTTCTGGAATAGCCGTTTTCTGAATATTTATCATTCAGCTGTATGTATCTTGTTGTCTGGTCAGGGCGGAGTCCATATTCTTCCCTGGCAAATTCTCCCATTGAGCTGTATCCGGATTCCTGAAGGACTCCCGTATCCCTTGCAATCTTTAACTGGTATCCCAGTTCTACTGCACCCTGTGCATTGTCATTGCTCCGGTGCGTATCTTCTCAACAGCAAGGTCTGTATCTCTTTTAAATCCCTGATAGTCTTTTACTATATTCTCCACTTATACTGCCTCCATAAAATCTTCTTCCAGTTTCTTCAGGACGAATGTGTTTTTGTTCTCCTGAAGTTCTTTTATGTTCTGTTCCCTTAAGGCTGCACTCTTTGCCGCATGCACCCTGTCTTCTTTTGTAAGTCTCTTTTTTATCTCTTTCTGCCAGAGCTTCAAAAAATCCCTTATCTCCTCGATTCTCGGTTCTTCATCATAATAGGAGCGGTTCTGCCGAATTGTGCCTCCCGGTTCAAACTCGATGGTATAGAACGGGATATCCGGTTCCTGCTCCCTTCTAAGGAATCCGATAAATGTTTCCCTGTTCTCGATCCGGTTGAAGTACCTTTCGGAGCTTCCGGCACAATGATGCAGGGCATATCCTTCCCTTACGATCTCTACCGGGCTTTCCGGCATGATCATCCGGTACCCGTCTGCGGCAAATTCATACTTTTCTTTTACTTCTTTCATTACCGCAGAAGCTCCCGAGAATTTTTCTTCCATCTTTTCAGCTTCCTGCTGCCTCAATTTCGGATCAGTATTCATTCTTTTTACGATATCGAGTTTCTGACCATCTGTTACCAGTTCGTCATGTCTCTGTTTTAAGTTCTTCGGTTTATAAAACAATTCCTCATCAAGCTCTTATTCTGCGCCTGGCACATGCTCAGATAGTCTGCCCACTGTTCCAGCACCCTTTTAGGTGTTTTATATCCCTGTTCCGTCTGCTTTCTTACGTAATTAACAATCTGTTCGATACTCATTTTGTCTGGAATCCCACCCGGCAGTGTTTCTATCTTATCAGTATTGATCCCGCATTCTTCCAGATAATCCATACTCTTTTTGGATATCTTGCAGTTGTGTGCCTCTGAGTATCTCAGCCACTCTAATTTCAAACAGCCTCCGTTTTCTTCCCTGAGACGGTTGATCTTCTGTTTATCTGACAGTCCCATGACTTCTTCTATGCTGTTTCCATCTATCTGCAGGTATCCGCTATAGGAACCGTTGTATGCCCAACAGTGCCCTGTCGTTTCCTGAAGCAGTCTGTAAAAACGTCCTTTTGCCAGATATTCCATCATCATTCCAAGTCCTTTATTACGGCATCCTGCTGCCATTGCGGCATTGTAATCTGCTTTCATTTCCTTCTTTGACATTTCTACAAAGGCATTGGTCATGCTTTCATACATGGTCCCTTTTAAGGCTTCCGGGATCCCTTCCGGATACAGGAAACATTCATCTATACGTTTATTCCTCGGATTACTCGTGTACCAGTTACTTCTGACCAGTCCTGTATACCACTCTTCAACAAATCCATCCTGGTTATAAAAAATCATGCATCCTGGCTTTACATGCCCTTTGTTATACAAAAGGATGCGGACTCCTTCATCCAGATAGATCCCGTGTCCGCTTATGCGGTGTTCGATCTCTATCCTGTAATGTCTGGCTACGCCATATTCCGGCGTCACCCTTTCCAGTCTGCATACCCTTGCTTTTGTCCAGATGTGACGGGTTCTCTTTTTTATAACTGCCTTCTGTCCGCATTCAGGGCATTTGCTTATCTCTCCCTGTTTTGGTCCGTCCAGGGCTTTTTCCGGTACCTGGGCTCCGCAGTTGCTGCATCCGTATGTTCTGTTTTCCTTGTCCCAGAAAAGATACTTTTCCCTGCTGCCTATCTTATAGACCCAGTCTCTAAATGCCCCGTCTTCTTCTGGGATCGCGTCCATGAGTTTATCTATCCTGCGGTATTTGTTATCTAATGCCCGGACGCGTTTTTCTTTATCATAGTCTTCTTCCATATCCTGAATTGCTGTCATGATATTTCTGTCTGCGCATTCTGGCAGGAGAGCCTTTTTCGCAAGCTCTTCATCTTCTTTCGTATCCCACTGGAAATCCCCTAATATCCTCGGGCTGTAAAGACTTTCGTACATGGGGTCATATCCCATGATCCGCAGCAACTTATAGGAATGCCAGTGTCCCAGTTCTGATACATAAGCATGTTCTCCCGTTTCTGTATCCAGAACATACCGCCCGATATATGTATTTTTCCGGAATAGATCCAATATCAGATACTCTTTTTCTATCTGGACTTTCCCTGCAATCTTTTTGTTTTTGTGTTTCGGTACCGGTACCGCTGTCTTTTCGATCAATCTGCGTTTCACTATTCTTTCCTCCGTATCTCTCCGGAATCCAAAAAATATGTCCCATCTTTTTCTGCCCAAAATACCCTGGCGCATATGATATTCCTGTCTTCATCTTCCTGTATCAGCCCGCCGACTGCTCCCGTCTTCAGACGGACTTTCGGGTGTCTGCCTCTCGCAATCGCGATCTCATCTTTTTGTGCCAGCGCAATTTCCGGTTTTATCTGCAGGTGTCCGGCTTCCCTCTGCCATTCCATCTTAGGGTTCTGTATCATATACCTCATAGACATCCCGGCAAAAGCTTTCAGGTCCAGTTCTCTCAGCAAGGTGATCTCTGTACAGCAGCATCGGAAATCCTGTTCTTCGTTTATGTCTCCTGCTGCCTCGACCAGGAAATAACGGTTTCCAGAGCCAAGCGGAAAATATCCCAGACAGTCCGGTGCGTACTCTACGAAATGCCATCCGTTACGGTATACTTTGCACCCATCTTCTTTGTAGGTTTTTCCCGCTTCCAGTTTCACGCCTGAACCGTATGAAGTGGTCAGGTCTTTATCAAATCCTTTTACTCCAAGCATACTTACGCCTCCAGATAATATTCTTTTGCAATCCTGCGCACATCCGCTTTTGTTTCCCCGCCTTCATATACTGGACCTTTCATCTTTTCTTTCCTTCCGTCCATGCGGACTCTGCCAGTTTTACGATCGCATCCGGTACCTGAACTGCGCACTCGCTCGAAAAGGTGAGAATCCTCGCCAGACATTCTGTTAATGTCTTTTCCTTTTTTCTGACTGCAAGGCACAGTTTTTCGTTTTTATCCAACAATGTCAGGATGGTGTCTTTCTGGTCAAGCTGGTGTCCTCTTATTCCAAGTTCTTTAGCTTCTCCTTCAAGTTTCGCAAGTGCTGCCATATACGGGGTTGCAAGGGTATCCACGATACCATCCATGTATCTTCTGCGTCCTCTTTTTCAAGACCATTTTCTACAGCCAGGGTGATCAGGGCTTCCAGATCACCTTCCTGTCTCTCCGCTGCTGCCGTACGGATAAATTCCTCATAATCCATTTCTCCAACTTCTCAAACATTATGTTCTCCTCTCACGTTTTCATATTTGCATTTTGAATCGCACTGCATGGTTGCTTAACAGCTTGTCCGCCTGCTGCCAGAGGTCTGCATTGCGTAATTCCTTCTTGTCTTTTCTGGTCCATCCGTTTTCTTTCCATTCCGGAAGGCTGCGGTATCCGTTCTGAAGGTACCCACTGGTTGTGTGGATTGTGACCATGGATGGTCTATGTATTCTCTGCAAGGCATCCACCAGGCATTGCAGAGCCATTCGGTTTACTGTTGTGTTTTCTACATACGCTGATCCGCTGATAGGATTCCCAGAACCTTTAGGGAAATCCTTGCTGGCAATTATGTACAGGTATTTACCTTTCTTTACTTTTGCACCTTTTTCTCTGACAAGAATGGAAACATCTACTCTTGCCATCCTGGGTTCTCCCATCTTTAAATCCTCCTGTCTATCTTTACAAGTGTGTAATGACGGTATGCGTAACCGGTAATCGGGTTGATTCCCATCCGTACAGAATCTTTGTCTATGTAATATCCTTTTGGTACTGCAGGATAGATCAGTTGTCCCTGCTTGTCCACCAGGCTCCGGCGTTTGACTTCTTTTCTCTTTGGATCTTTTCTGATCAGGTTTCTGGATGGGTGGTAATCCTTTGCTTTTTCCGGTTCCCACTCCTTTTTAGGTGTTGCTATATAGTTTGCAAGTTTTCCGTCATTGACTTCGTATACGATTTCTGGGTATGCTTTCCCATACTTCCACAATCCTACAATCATTTTGTCGGTGCGATTATCTTTATCTGAAGATTCTGCATTTACCAGAAAATGTATGTGAACAGCTCCTCTTTCTCCGATCTGGGGACGATAGATGTATTTCAGTTCCCATCCTCTTTTTTTGTATTCCCTCCGGAGTTTCCGTATGAAGTCTGCCATGATCTTCATCATCTCTTCCCATTCCGGTCTTTCATCTTTTCTGAATGTCAGGGTGTACCAGTAATCCCCTGGTGAGAAATTCCATTTAATCAATCGGCGGAGGTCTCTTTCCTTTTTCCACTGGTTTCTTTTCTCTATATCTTCGGGGGTTGCCTTTTTCTTTTCCTGTCTCTTCTGTCCCCTGGCTCCATATCTCCCGGTATGCTTTTCCTCTATCTCCATGGTCTCTCCACAGTCCCATGTATCCCTTATGTATCCACACTTCATGTCTCACCTCAGGTCGTAAGTCTAATACTTCTAATCGAGTTTCTAAGAGGCTTTCCGCCCCCTGAAAAAGAGTTAAAAATATAGCAGGTTTTTCCTGCTTAAATCTTGACTTTCTGACACCTGGGTGTTATATTTTTTATAGGTTTTATTATCCAAGTGGCAGAAAGTCACCCCGGCTCATGTATTTGCATTACATGAGTCTTTTTTTTATTCAATATGTTCGATCGGTCCATACAGGCATTCCATTTCTTTTGCTTTTCTGGTTGCTTCTTCCAGAGTGCCTATATAACTTGCAAGGTTTCCGGCTTTAAATCGAACAATACGGATGATTCTCTGTTCGTTTGAGGGAGTTTTTACGGACTTCTGAGTTTTTCTGGAAATTCGTTCTACTTCTCTCTTCCTCTCTTCTTCTGTCATTTCTACTCCCATTCTCTATTAATCTGGCTTACCGCCCAGAATGCTGCCATCCCGAAGCAGACGTTTAACCAGATCGGGATGTCCACATATTTCCCTGCAAGGATGCAGAGGGCTATGATTATGTACTGTTTCATTTACTTCTCCTCTCGGATCATCTTCATAAATTCTTCATCAGGTAACTGTGCTTCTTTGTAAAGGATTCTCAGTTCCCGGAGAGTGAAGAACTCCGGAGCTTTAAGTCTGTTACAGTCTGTCGCATCACTGTATCCCATTAATTTACAGATCTGGGCTTTACTCTTTCCAGCTCTGAAAAAGTGATAAAATCTTTTTGCGGCTTCATTGAGTGGAGCATCTCGATTTAATTTTATTTTTGGCATTGTTTATCTCACCTTCTTTCTGGGTATCTCCATTGACTTTTCTTTGCTTCTCTCCTATTTATGCAATCATTCCGAAATCAATCATTATCTTGGCCAGTGCGCAAATTATCCATGCGATTAGTACTGGCCAGAATAATTTCATGCAAATTTTTAATATCTTTTCCTCTATCTGTCTCACCTCTTTCTGGGTATCTAAATTATTGACTTTTCCTTGTTGTTCTCCTATTCTTGTATTACAGGGTAGTGACGTACCCGAGTGTCTAAGAAAGGAGAAAACGTATATGCAAAAGGCTCATTATGTAACTGGTTTTTGTCCAAAAGAAAACAAGAATATTCAGCTTGCAGTTACCTATATTTTTAATATGGATTCCTGGGAAAAAGGTATCAGCGAATTACCTTGTATTTCTCCATGTGAAAACGGATGTCCTATTCTTGCTTCTGCTCCCAATGAATTAAAGAGCATTTAAATCCAGTTCTATTCCACACTCCCTGCAAAGCTCTATCATTTTTTCTTTCGGAACTACGTCCAATAATTTTCCAATCGGAAGATACTGATTGTGGAATGGCTCTGGCAATGCAGGGAGCATTTTTGCATCTAAAGTAACATTTGTCGCCTTTAGATCAATCTGTAAAGTTGGAAGTCCTGCATTTTCTTTATAGCTCTGAGAAAATCTTATTCCTGCAACTCCTTCCAATTCTTTTCCATCAACCAGAACTTTCGTGTTCATGATTCCATCTGTTTTGATCACAATCTGAGGATTTCTCATTTCTCTTTTACCTCTCTTTCTGAGTATTTTCATTGACTAATGTCGGAACATCCCTCGTCTTAAAAAAAGCTAAACTTATAATTTAAAAAGCTTCTTTGCTACGAAGCGGGTACATTCTTCCAAATCCTGATTATCCGGAAGTTTGTATCCGCATTTTTCGATATAATAGATAAGTGCTGCGCAAGAAATGCTTCGAGTCAGCCACCCTACGGCACATATTGCTGTTGATGCAATCAAAACCACTGTTATCATTTTTTCACCTCTTTCTGGGTATCTAAATTATTTAGTTGAGTTTTTCTCAACTTTATGAGTAAAAAAATAAGAGTGTATGTCAGAAAAAGGAATGTCAAGTGCTACTATTGCACTTTCCATTTCGTCCTGTCCCCAATCCACCACATTATTCAATTTATTGCTAACAGATACCTCTGAAAGCCCAATATTTCTTGAAAATTCAGCCTGTGTGCCGAATTTTTCTCTTATACGCCCACGCAATTTTCTGTAATCGTAAGACATTTTATTCCACCTCCTATGTTGAGATTATCTCAACTATCTGTATAATAACACTGCTCTATGCAGATGTCAATGAGATTTTTAAGTTTTTCTCAATTTTCATAAATAATCATTGATATTTTCTCAACTTTGATTTATAATCCTATTAAAGAAATCTTTAAGGAGGACTTGCTTTGAATAAGGTTGATATAAAAGAAAGGATAAAACAAGGTTTAAAAATCCGAGAAATCACTCAAACTCAATTGGCTACTAAAGCCAATATTGATAAGGGTCAGCTCAGCTCATATATATCAGGAAAATATAAACCCCGTCAGAATAATATAGATGCTCTTGCTAAAGCATTAAATGTCAATGAGGCATGGCTCATGGGCTTTGATGTTCCTATGGAAAGAGTTTCTGGAAAGACTGAATCCAAGCAGGGACCTTCCTATTCTTCTCAATGTAAAGAAATCATAGAGGTATGTGAACAGTTATCAGCTCACAACCAGAGAAAGGTTCTTACCTATTCCAAGAATCTCCTCTCCACCCAGCAGATGGAGGATGATCTGCTGCCAAACGCTGCACATGAGATGAATCCAACTGAGGAGCAAAAGAAACATGCTGATGATGTTATGAAAGATGATAAAGAATGGATCTAAATCATCCTTAAATAAAATATACCTATATTTTTCAGCAATGAATACTTGACAAAGTCTTTGCATATGCTATAATGTCACTAATTAGTGAATGACTGCTGGGCGGTCGCGGAAGAGCTTTGGGATTGTATTCCAAAGCTCTTTTTGCATTATTTTGGAGGATATTTATGGATAAAGATACTATTCTCTACGCAACAGTAGATGAACAGATTGAAAAATTAAAAAAACAAGGATTGATTATTAGTAACCTCGATTTTGCCCGTTCTGAACTTGCATTATATGGCTATTCAAATTTAATTAAAAGTTATCGTGATCCTTACACGATTATGTCTGAAGAATGTTCAAAAAAATATCGATCAGGTGTTACTTTTGAACAGATTCAATCTTTATATATACTGGACAAAAATCTTAGAAATGCAGTTATGGCTTCTATGCTTGACTTAGAAGAATACGTTAAAGAAGCAGCTGCTGATGTTATCGCTTATAAATATGGCACAAATCAAAACGATTACCTTCAATACCGTAATTATGTTAACAAAAAGAAAAGGAAGCAACGTTTCACTTTGCCTGCAATCCTTGATACATTGAAAAAAACTTTAAATACTGACAAGAATCCTATTGCCCATTACTCTCAAAAATATGGCGTCGTACCGCCTTGGATTCTATTTAAAAGTGTGTATTTTAGCACTATTGTAAATTTTATAAATTTATTTAAACATGAAGAGCAACTTGCCCTTGCACAGAAAATGTATGACGCCAATACTCTTGGCATTCCTGATACTGCACTTATTCCCTTAATGATGGACACCTTGTTTATCTGTATTGAATACCGAAATTTGTCAGCACATGGCGGGCGAGTATATAATCATGAATGCAGTAGCAGACTACGTCCTCCTGCCGAAGCGAACAATCTTCGTGGTTTTAGCCAGTTACTATTTCTATTAAATATGTTGAGATATCAACAACCATTTGAGAATTTAAGCGAAGCTCTAAATCTGCAGCTAAGTCGACACTGTTCTATGTATCCTGAAGATATAACTTACCTTGGGCAAATATTAAACATAAATATAATTCAGCGAACTCCCGTTTGGATTTCGGCCAAAAGTAGTAAGTATCATATAGATCAGCATTGTTGCGGTATAAAAAAGCCTATTGAGTTGGAACTTTCCGATGCTCAAAAACAGGGATTTCAACCTTGTAAAAAATGCTGTCATAAAGATGCTTAACTATTTTACATAAACTTTTTACTATAAATTCGTAAAGGGGCGATTCTATTGACCTACGAAGAACTATTAACTTTATCCGATTCTGAGAATTTGATTGTTAAAGAAAAGGAGCTTTCTGGTTATGGCGGCCGGATATACAAGAACAGAATTGCCATTAATCGGTCACTTCCTACTCAGATAGAAAAGTCCTGCGTACTGGCAGAAGAGCTTGGGCATCATTACACTACTACTGGAGATATTTTGGATCAGAGTAATATCATGAACCGTAAGCAGGAATACCGGGCACGATTATATGGTTATAATCTTAAGATCGGGCTTACCGGTCTGATCGGAGCCTATGAGTCCGGTTGCAGGAATTTTTATGAGATGGCTGAGTGTCTGGATGCTACAGAAGAATATTTAAAAGAAGCTATTGATTGCTATAAATCAAAGTATGGATTATGTGTATCTGTGGATAATTACATAATTTATTTTGAACCATTTGCAGTAATACATCTGATTGCTCCGCAGATTGATTTCTTTTTAGTAATTTGATATACATTTAAGAAAGAAGAAATGTTTGATTAT